CTACGAAGGATTTATTGACGAGCACGGAAGCCCAGTCTTCAATACTCCAGACCATGATGTCTTTGACCCCCATGGAGAGTTAATAGATATAGGTGTTATAGACAGTTGGCAAAACGAAGCTGACGGTTTAAAAGACGATCAAGATGCTTTAAACGAGTTTTATAGGCAGTTTCCAAGAACTACTGAACATGCGTTTAGAGATGAAACTAAAAACAGTATATTTAATTTAGTTAAGATATACGAACAAATAGATTATAACGAAGAAACAAGACAAGGCTTAAGTAGAGGTAATTTTCAGTGGGTTAATGGAGTAAAAGATTCTAAAGTTATTTTTTATCCAGACGCAAAAGGTAGGTTTGAAATAAGTTGGATCCCACCTTCAAATCTACAAAACAAAATTGCTATAAAAAATGGTATTAAATACCCGGGTAATGAGCACATGGGTGCTTTTGGCTGTGACAGTTATGATATATCAGGAACAGTAGATGGCAAAGGTTCTAAAGGCGCTTTGCATGGTTTAACAAAATTTAGCATGGAAGACGCTCCACCAAACCATTTCTTTTTAGAATACATAGCAAGACCACAAACAGCAGAGATATTTTTTGAAGATGTTTTAATGGCATTAGTATTTTATGGTATGCCTATACTTGCAGAAAACAATAAACCTCGTTTATTATATTATTTAAGACGAAGAGGTTATAGAGGTTATAGCATGAATAGGCCTGATAAAATATGGAATAAATTATCTGTAGCAGAAAAAGAAATAGGTGGTATACCTAACTCAAGTGAAGATATAAAGCAGGCTCACGCAGCGGCTATTGAAATGTATATACAAGGTCATGTAGGTCAAATGCAAACAGGTGGTTACGGTAGCATGTATTTCAACAAAACATTAAATGATTGGAGTAAGTTTGATATAAACAAAAGAACAGCATATGATGCGTCTATTAGTTCTGGGCTAGCAATAATGGCTTGTAATAGAAATTTATATAAACCAAACCCTAATATAGAAAAACCAAAATTAAACATAAACATATCCAAGTTTTCTAACTCTGGAAATTTATCACAAATAATAAAACAATAATATGGCAGAGTCTGCGATAAAAAGTTATTTCCCAAGCCAAGTGGTTAGCGATGCTGAAAAGTTAAGTTACGACTATGGATTAAAAGTTGCTAAAGCTATTGAAACAGAATGGTTTTACAACGATTCTAATCAAACAAGGTATACTACAAATAAAAACAATTTTCATAATCTAAGATTGTACGCTAGAGGCGAACAATCAATTAAAAAATATAAAGACGAATTATCTATAAATGGTGACTTGTCATATCTTAATTTAGACTGGACGCCAGTTCCGATTATACCTAAGTTTGTTGATATTGTTGTTAATGGCTTAGCAGATAGAACTTACGATATAAAAGCTTATTCTCAAGACCCACACGGTGTTAAGCAGAGAACTGAGTATATGCAATCGATAATGAAAGATATAGAGGTAAAATCATTAGACGAATATATTGCTCAAAATTTAGGTTTAGATTTAAGAGAAAATCAAGGAGAAGATGTTCCAGAAAACGAACAAGAGTTAAGCTTGCACATGCAATTGAATTATAAACAATCTGTAGAAATTGCAGAAGAGCAAGCTTTAAAAGTTTTAATGGAAGGTAATAAGTACGAATTAACTAAAAAACGTTTTTATTACGATCTTACTGTTTTAGGTATTGGTGCTGTTAAAACAGGTTTCAACACATCTGAAGGTGTTACTATTAGTTATGTTGATCCAGCTGATTTAGTTTACTCGTATACTGAATCGCCTTATTTTGATGATGTTTATTATGTTGGAGAAATAAAAGCAATACCTGTAAATGAACTTGTAAAACAGTTTCCTCATTTAACACCAGAAGAACTAGAAGATATTGTAAACAATAAAAACTATACTAATTCTAATCATTACGGTCAAGGAACAACTCACTACAGGGAAGTAGATAAAAACAAAGTTCATGTTCTATATTTTGATTATAAAACTTACATGAACGAAGTTTACAAAGTAAAAGAAACAGGTAGTGGTGCTGAAAAAGCTATAGAAAAAGATGACTCTTTTAATCCACCAGAAAATAAAGAAGGTACTTTTACAAAAATACAAAGAAATGTAGAAGTTTTATACGAAGGCGCTATAATACTAGGTACTAACAAACTTCTTAAATGGGAACTAGCTTCTAACATGATAAGACCTAAGAGTGATTTTACAAAAGTAATGATGAATTACTCTATCGTTGCTCCACGTATGTACAAAGGAAAAATAGAAAGTTTAGTAAGACGTGTTACTGGATTTGCAGATATGATACAGTTAACACATTTAAAACTACAACAAGTGTTATCGCGTATGGTACCTGATGGTGTTTATTTAGACGCTGATGGTTTGGCTGAAATAGATTTAGGTAATGGTACAAACTATAATCCACAAGAAGCTTTAAACATGTTCTTTCAAACAGGATCTGTTATAGGTAGATCAATGACGTCTGAAGGTGATATGAACCCAGGTAAAGTTCCTATACAAGAAATAACAAGTGGTAGTGGTGGAAACAAATTACAAGCACTTATAGGTAATTACAACTATTACTTACAAATGATAAGAGATACTACCGGGCTTAATGAAGCTAGAGATGGTAGTTCACCTGATAGAAATGCTTTAGTAGGTGTACAAAAATTAGCAGCCGCTAACTCTAATACAGCAACAAGACATATATTACAAGCAGGTTTGTTTTTAACTTCACAAACAGCAGAGTGTTTATCTTTAAGAATATCTGATATTATAGAATACTCACCAACTAAAGATGCTTTTATACAAGCTATCGGAGCGCACAATGTTGCTACACTTGAAGAAATGTCTAACTTGCACCTATATGACTTTGGTATATTTATAGAGTTAGCACCTGACGAAGAAGAAAAGGGTATGTTAGAAAACAATATACAGGTTGCACTTGCTCAACAAAACATAGAGCTTGAAGACGCTATTGATATTAGGGATATTAAAAATATTAAACTTGCTAATCAACTACTTAAAATACGTAGAAAAAAGAAAATAGCAAGAGATCAGCAGTTAGCACAACAAAACATACAAGCCCAAGCTCAAGCAAACGCACAAACACAACAAGTTGCTGCTCAAGCAGAAATTCAAAAAAATCAAGCAATAGTAGAGTCTAAAGCTTCTTTAGCAAATATTGAAATGAGTCTTGAAATACAAAAACTTCAAGCTGAAGTTCAAATGAAAAAAGAATTAATGGCTGAAGAGTTTCAATATAACATGAAGTTAAAACAAATGGATAACGAAACTGTAAGTAAAAAAGAAAAAGAAAAAGAAGATCGTAAAGACGAAAGAACAAGAATACAAGCTTCACAACAAAGTGAACTTATAGATCAAAGAAAAGGTGAAAAACCACCTAAAAACTTTGAGTCCGCAGGTAATGATATATTAGGTGGCGGATTTGATTTAGGTTCTTTTGATCCTAGATAACAATTATTAATTATTATTATATTATATTATGGAAGAAAACGTAGAAAACGTAGTTGAAGAAACTACACAGCCAACTGAACAATCAGTTGAAGAAACTAAAAAACCAAACATTAATGAAGACGGCGATTACGTTGTTGATTTAAGTAAACCAAAACAAGATGAAACTAAAGAAGATAGTCCTGACGACAAGGGAGTGGTTGGAGTCGATGAAAATGCCGATGCCACAGAAGAACAAGAAGAAGTACAACCGGAAGCTGAAACACAAGAAACTCCAGTACTAGAAGAAATTACTGAAGAAGAAGTTAAAGAGCAAGTAGATAATTTAGCAGATCAAGCTCAAGAAGCTATGTTAGAAGCTAAAGAAACTGGAAAAGCTTTACCTGAAAACTTACAAAAAGTTGTAGATTTTATGGAAGATACTGGTGGTACATTAGAAGATTATGTTCGTCTTAATCAAGATTTTTCTGATTATGATGACAAAACAATACTTAAAGAGTACTACAAACAAACAAAATCTCATTTAAACAACGAAGAAATAGACTTTCTAATGGACGATTCGTTTTCATATGACGAAGAAGTTGATGAAGAAAGAGAAGTTAAAAAGAAAAAAATAGCGTTAAAAGAGCAAGTTGCCAGCGCTAAAGCCTACTTAGACGGGCAAAAGTCTAAATACTATGAAGAAATCAAAGCTGGGTCAAAGCTGACTAATGAACAACAAAAAGCTGTAGATTTTTTTAATAGATATAACAAAGAATCAGAGGAAAACAAAAAAGTTGTAGAACAACAAACTGAAGCTTTTAAATCACAAACTAACAATGTTTTTAACAAAGACTTTAAAGGCTTTGACTATAATGTTGGTGACAAGAAGTATAGGTTTAATGTTAAGAATACAAACGATGTAAAAGAATCGCAAAGCGATATTAATAATTTTGTCAAAAAGTTTTTGAATAAAAATAATGAAATGTCAGATGCTAGTGGTTATCACAAAGGTTTGTTTACAGCTATGAACCCAGATGCTGTTGCAAAACATTTTTACGAGCAAGGTAAAGCCGATGCTTTAAAAAATAGTATTGCTAAAGCTAAAAACGTCAATATGGATCCAAGAAAATCTTTTGGAAAAGTAGATCAAGGCGGTTTAAAGTTTAAAGTGTTAGGTGATAATTCTAATGATTTTAAGTTCAAAATTAAAAACAAAAATAAATTATAAATTTAAAAATACAAAATTATGGCAATTACAGCGGGTGCTAATTTGAATTTAACGCCACTTCCACAGAAGTATGCAGACACTTCAAATTACATCGATTTTACTGCGTCAGGTACAAACTGGTCGCAACAATACCTTCCGGATCTAATGGAGAAAGAAGCAGAGGTTTTTGGTAAAAGAACTATCTCTGGTTTCTTATCACAAATAGGTGCAGAAGAAGCAATGACTGCTGACCAAGTCGTTTGGTCAGAGCAAGGTAGATTACACTTACACTACAACGGTACAACTGCATCAACTGCAGAAACTATTGATATTGGTAACGATATTGATGGTAGATCAGCTGGTGCAAGCCACGGTATTAGAGTTAACGATACTTTATTAGTATCTTCAGCTACTGGTACTTTTAATGCAATATGTACTGCTGTTTCTGGTGCTACTATAACTATTGAACTTTATGATGGTACTGACATTACAACTACTATTGGTGGTTCAGAAGCGGTAACAGTATTAGTTTATGGATCTGAATATGGTAAAGGACAGTCTTATAGATCAGACGTTAGTACAGATGCTGATACAAGAACTTCTAATGAGCCTCAGTTCCAAACTCATACTAACAAGCCTATTATTCTTAAAGATTACTACCAAATCAACGGATCTGATACTTCTCAAATCGGTTGGGTTGAAGTAACAACTGAAGAAGGACAAGGTGGTTACTTATGGTACTTAAAAGCTGCTTCAGAAACTAAAATGCGTTTTACTGATTACTTAGAAATGGCAATGTTAGAGTCTGTTAAAAACTCTGCAGCTGCTGGTGCGACTACTGTAGATTCATTACTTGGTATGGCTGGTAGTGCAAACTTTGGTACTCAAGGTTTATTTGACGCTATAGCTAAAAGAGGTAATACTACTTCTGGTGTTACTGGTGTTAATGCTGCTACTGATTTAGCTGAGTTCGATGCAATTTTAGCTGAGTTTGATAAGCAAGGTGCTATTGAAGAAAACATGATGTTTATTGACAGATCAACTAGCTTAGCTATTGATGATATGTTAGCTTCAATGAATTCTTACGGGGCTGGTGGTACTTCTTACGGAGTATTCAACAACTCAGAAGATATGGCATTAAACTTAGGTTTCTCTGGTTTCAGACGTGGATCTTACGATTTCTACAAGTCTGACTTCAGATACTTAAACGACAAAGGTACTAGAGGAGGTCTATTAGATGCTGTTACAAACATTAGAGGTGTCATCATTCCAGCTGGTACTTCTACAGTTTATGATGGAACTTTAGGTAAAAACTTAACTAGACCGTTTCTACACGTTAGATATAGAGCTTCACAAACTGATGACCGAAGAATGAAGTCTTGGGTTACTGGTTCTGTTGGCGCTGCTACATCTGCTTTAGATGCGATGCAAGTACACTATTTATCTGAAAGATGTTTAGTTACTCAAGGTGCTAACAACTTTATGTTAATGAAGTAAACTATTTATTAAAGGATCGAGGCTTCGGCCTCGACCCTTTCTTTTTATTAATTTTATTATATATTATATTATGGCAAAAAAACAAAAAACACAAG